CAACCCATACATGGTTCAGACAGAACTGAACTTTGCTACTGCTTTGACTGACAAAGGTTCTGCTCTTGCAGCAGCCGATGTCATTCCAGTCATTGCTGTCAAAAAGGGATTCATGATTATGAATGCTGGCATTGAAGTTGTTACTGCTACTTCAGCAGGAACTTCTACTGTGGATTTGGGTACAGGCGTTGATGCTGATTGTTTTGTTGATGGTTTCAACAGTGCATCAGGCACAGCGGCAGGTACTGTAGCACAAAATGCTGCAGCTTTCCAGCCACTGATGTGTGTTGCAGATGACAACATTGACCTGACTTTGGCTACACAATCTGGTACTGCTTTGACTACGGGTGTTTTCCGTATCTGGGCAATTCTAATGGATTGTACTGACGAAGGTGACTTGACTGCTCAAGAAGTAGCACGTGACTTTGCTTAAATAACATAGTATTGGGGCAGGGCAACTTGCCCCTTTACTTTCATTTTATAAGGATGCACGATGGCATACACTTACCTAGACATTACTAATGAAGTCATTGCACGTATGAATGAGGTTGCTCTTACGTCAGCTAATTTTGCGTCTGCGCGTGGCTTTCAAGTTCAGTGTAAGAATGCGGTAAACGATGCTATTAACTATGTCAACCAGCGAGAGTTTGGTTGGCCTTTTACACATGATACACATACTCAAACATTAGTAGCTGGTCAAACACGCTACACTATTCCTGCAGACTCACAGTCTGTAGACTATGATACTTTTAGAATTAGCAAAGATGATACGCTTGCAGTAAATGGTATTACTTTGCGTATTATGGATTATAAAGAATATACTCAAAAATATATTGAACAAGAAACTACAACAGGTGTAGGTGCTGTTCCTATTTATGTATTTAGAAGTCCAGATAATAACTATGGTTTATTTCCTTATCCTGATAAAGCATATGAATTAAAATTAGAATATTATAAGAAGCCTACAGCTTTGTCTGCACACGGAGATGTGCCTACAGTTCCAGAACAGTATAGACAAGTAGTTGTAGATGGTGCTACCGCATATGCATATCAGTATCGTGGTGAGGCACAGCAGTACGGAATTAACTTCTCACGATTTGAAGATGGTATTAAGCAAATGCAGTCTATCTTGTTGAACCGTGCGGATTACGTTAGGTCTACATACATTCCTTACTCACAACGGTATGGTGCTGGCGCGGGTGGATTTTAGAGGTTTTAAATGGCAGATGAATCTGGCCTTAATCCCTTTGTGTTTGCATGTCAAGGTGGTCTAGTTCTCGACCAGTCAACCTTTGCAATGCAGCCGGGGATGGCACTTGAACTAGAAAACTTTGAACCTGCCACTACTGGTGGGTACAGGCGTATCTCAGGATACAACAAGTGGAATAGTAATATTGTTCCACAAGACCAGCTTTCTAGTGAATCTGTACTTATGTCTGCTCACTTTAAGGGTAACGTGCTTGCAGCGCGGGGACGTAAGATACATAAAGGTGCTGCAGGTAGTGGGTCTTGGACAGAGATAGACTCAGGTAGAACAGGCGCAGGACGCTATACCTTCTTTAGATATACACTAGCAGGTACAGAATTTATTGTGTGGGCAGACGGTGCTAATCATGCATCTAAATACGATAACACTACAGTAACAGATATTAGTGGTACAGGCGCACCGTCTAATCCTAAGTTTGTTACAGGTTTTAAAGAGTCATTGTTCTTTGCTGGCATGTCTTCTACCCCACAAGAGTTAGTATTTACTGCACCCTACACAGACACAGACTTTAGTACAGCTAATGGTGCAGGTTCTATTAATGTTGATAGCAATATTACTGGACTGTTTCCGTTTCGTGATTCACTCTATATCTTTTGTGAAGAACGTATCTTTAAGTTAGTAGGTAATACAATAGCAGACTTTGTTTTGCAACCTGTAACTAGAGAGATTGGATGCCTAAACGGTTTTACCATCCAAGAATTTGCAGGTGATATTGTTTTCTTAGGTCCAGATGGACTGCGTACCGTTGCTGGTACAGAGAAGATTGGTGACGTAGAACTTGGTACAATCAGTCGTGCAGTGCAGGAAAGATTTGAAGGACTGTCAGACGTAGATGAGTTTGATAGTGTTATCATACCTGACAAGACACAGTATCGTATATTCTTTTCTAAAGCAGGTACACCACGGGCTACAACAACAGGTGTGATATGTGTGCGTAAAGGTGATGCTTACGAGTTTGCAGATATAAAAGGTATCAGACCTAATAGTACAGATAGTGTAGTTGTTGCAGGTGAAAGTATTGTTCTTCATGGTGACTTTGATGGCTACGTGTATAGACAAGAACAAGGCAATGACTTTGACGGTAGTGTAGTAACAGGTAGGTATCGTTCACCTGATTTGACTATGGGTGATGCAGGTATTCGTAAATCGTTTGACCGTGTTATTATTAACTACGCACCAGAAGCAGCCGTTAACGCAGACTTGTTTGTACGGTATGACTACGAAGCACCTAATGTAGCAAGACCAGCAGCATATCCGTTTGACACAACTACCTCAGTAGCTATCTATGGTTCTTCTGTGTACGGTACTGCAACATACGGTGGACAGTCTAACCCGTTAGTACGTCAACCGATAGAAGGTTCAGGTTTCGCTATAGCATTACGAGTAAACGATAGAGGCACATCAGCCCCATATTCATTAAAAGGATTTCAGCTAGAGTTTCAAGCTGACGCAAGGAGATAATAAATGGCAGGTTATACTAGACAATCCAGTTATGCTGACGGTGACATTATTGATGCAGCCGACAGTAATGATGAGTACAACCAATTACTAGCAGCATTTGTAAATACATCAGGTCACAAGCATGATGGCACAGCCGCAGAAGGTCCAGTCATAGGATTGATTGGAGACCCCGGCGTTGTTGCTCCAAAGAACAAAGTTGTAGTAGACGATACTAATAACCAAGTAGAATTTAACATTGATGTAAGTGGCACAAGCACAGAACAGTTTGTTGTCAAAGATGGTGTAATCGAACCTACTACAGATAACGACATTGACTTGGGTAGTAACTCTAAGCAGTTTAAAGATGCCTATATTAATGGTACAGCAAACATTGACGCACTTGTAGCTGACACTGCCGATATTAACGGTGGTACAGTAGATGCCGTAACATTAGGTACTAATAGTGCAGTCACAGAAGCACAAGTAGATAATTTAAACCTTAACGGTAATGCGATTACCAGTACAAATACTAATGGCAATATTGACTTAACACCAGCAGGTACAGGTGAAGTAAACATTTCTAAAGTAGATGTAGCCTCTGGTGAAATTGATGGCACAGTAATCGGTGGTAACTCTGCTGCTGCAATTACAGGTACAACAGTTGTTGCTAATACTAGCATTAACATTGCAGGTGACGGTGCTACCGTTACAGGCATCAAAGATGAAGACAATATGGCATCTAACAGTGCCACTAAACTAGCTACACAACAGTCTATTAAAGCCTACGTGGATAGTCAAGTAACTGCACAAGACTTAGATTTTGTAGGTGACAGTGGTGGCGCACAGAATGTAGACTTAGATAGCCAGTCACTGACCGTAGAAGGTGGCACAGGCGTTGATACAACAAGTTCTGCACAAAAGATTAGCATTGCTATTGACAGCACTGTAGCAACCCTTACAGGTTCACAGACGCTTACTAACAAGTCTATTACTGCACCAGTGCTAACTGGCTCTGCATCATCTGCTGGCTCTATTCTATTTAAAGAAGATACAGATAACGGCACTAACGCTGTCACACTTATTGGTCCTGCTGCTACTGCAGATGTTACAGTCACACTGCCAGCAGCTACAGATACTTTAGTAGGTAAAGCTACTACAGACACACTTACAAATAAAACCTTGACAAGTGCCGTACTGAATAGTACAATAAGTGGAACTTCAATTAAAGACGAAGACAATATGTCTTCTAATAGTGCTGACCACTTAGCTACACAACAATCCATTAAAGCATATGTAGATACACAAGTAGCTACAGTACCAGTAGGTGATATTACTTCTGTAGTCGCTGGTGCAGGTATGACAGGTGGTGGTACATCAGGAGATGTTACACTTAATGTTGTAGGTGGTACAGGTATTACCGCTGATGCTGATGAGATTACTATTGACTCTACTGTAGCTACACTTACAGGTACACAAACACTAACAAACAAAAGTATAACTGCTCCTGTACTTACAGGTTCTGCGTCTGCCGCAGGTTCAATCCTTTTTAAAGAAGACACAGACAACGGTACAAATGCAGTAACACTTATCGGACCTGCCGCTACTGCTGATGTAACGGTAACACTACCTGCAGCTACAGACACACTGGTAGGTAAGGCTACAACAGATACTCTTACAAACAAAAGCATTGATGCATCACAGCTTACTGGCACTGTAGCTAATGCAAGACTAGATGCACAGCTTCAAGACGTAGCTGGACTAGCTGTTACAGATGGTGGCTTTATTGTAGGTGACGGTTCTAACTTTGTACTAGAGACTGCAGGTACTGCACGTACTTCACTAGGACTAGGTTCTGCTGCAGTATTAACAGCAGGTACATCAGCTAATAATGCAGTACAGCTAGATGGTTCTGCTAGACTACCGGGCGTAGATGGCTCTCAGTTGACTAATCTACCAGCAACAGGTGCATCTGCTGGCTTCGCAGTGGCTATGGCGATTGCACTTTAGCACTTGACAAATGCATAAAAGTATGGTATAATTATACTTATCTTAATTAGGAGATGAAATGGCACAGGATTTTGAAAGAAACATTGCAAGGAATGTTGGTACAAGTGAAGTAGCTTTACGTACTGCTAACTCCGATGATGCTCTTATTGGTATTAATATTGCTAATGTTACAACTACCCAAATCTTAATGGATGTATACATCACTGGTGCAGGTGGCACTGATGATTATTTTATTATTAAGGATGCTCCCATTCCAGTAGGTTCAGCCCTGCAAGTCTTGGATGGTGGTGCAAAAGTTGTAATGCAATCTGGCGATATACTCAACGTAAAGAGTGATACTGCATCAAGCGCAGATGTTTGGGTTTCCGTAGTCGATACTATTAGTTCATAAGGAATAGATAATGCCGTATATTGGTCAAAAAGTTCCGGGTAGTTATCAAGCCACTAAAGCAGTACAACGCTTTAATGGTGACGGTAGCGATACCACATTTACACTGACTACTACAGTATCTTCTGTGCAAGATGTGCTGGTGTCAGTTGATGGTGTTGTACAAGACACTGCCGCCTACACTATTCCTGATGGCACTACATTAACATTTACTGCCGCCCCTTCCTCTGGCACAGGTAATATCTTTGTGAATTACCTTGCCCCACAAGCGGGTACGATTACACCAGCCGCTGAGAACAAAGGCAACTTTAAGGCAGGTGGCCTATTCCGTACCAACGCACAATCCCTTACAGCAAATACAACCATCCTTGCTACAGAGAACGCCAATGTAACTGGTCCGTTTACTGTGGCTAGTGGTGTTACATTAACCGTTGAAAGCGGTGGGACATTGGTGACGCTATGAGTACATTACGAGCAGATACCATTCAATCGACAGGCGGCGGTGCGGCTACGCTGACGAAGCAGAGTGCGGCGAAGCAATGGCTTCAGTATAATCAAGAAACTCCTGCTGTTACTGGCAGTTTCAATGTTAGCAGTGTTAGTGATGACTCTACAGGAAATTTTACTACGTCATTGGCTAACAATGTAAGTTCAACAAGTAATGTTGCTGTTACTGGATTATCAAACCAAGATAGCGGAGATAGCACCAGAAGGGGAATTGCTTTCAAAAGAGATGCAGGGGGTACTTTTAATACAGGCCAGTATCCAGTTGATGTAGTTGATATGGGTAACGGTAGTTCAAATTCTGACCAGAAGTTTAACTTTACGTTGTTGCACGGAGACTTAGCGTGAGTGAATTAAAAACAGATAAGCTTACTGGCACAAGCACCGCTGGGTCTATTCTTGTAACAGGCGAAGGTAATAGCACGACCACTAATCTGCAACAGGGGCTGGCGAAGTCTTGGTCTGCGGTTAATGGTTCGGGAACCATTGCAATTCTGGATTCGTTCAACACTGCCAGCATCTCGGATATTGGAACTGGTGTGCATCAAGTAAACTACACATCAGCTATGTCAAATGCTAGTTACGCGGCGGCGGTCAGCCATCAAGAGTCGCAACTTAACAACTCGTATGGTTCGCACGCTACTGATAGCGTCAGAACTTTTAGCCGTAAAGACGACGGTACATATTCAGATGTTGCTCATAAGTCTGTAGTAGTTCACGGAGATTTAGCGTAATGGCACTAGGTAAAATCAAAGCAGATACCCTTGAACACAGCACCGCAGGGTCGCTGGATACGCAGTACGTTGTGAATGGTAGTGCGAAGGCTTGGATGTCCCTTAATGGTGCTGACACTATTGCGATTAGAAACAGCCTAAATATTTCATCTGTGACGGATAGTGGCACAGGCGATTATTTACACAGCTTCACCAACAACTTTGATGCGGCTGATTATAATCAACAAAACAATGGTGATGCTTCAGATGGTGTCAACTGCGGTGCTTCAATTACGCAAACATATTCCTCTTCTTCTTCCAGAAGTAGATACTACAATGCTAGTTACACCGTATTTGATGCGGTATTAGCATCGGTTGCAAACAATGGAGACCTAGCATAATGCAGACACCTGAGTTTCAAGGCACACACCTATTTGACCGCTTATGTTGGGCAAAGGAAAACCTAGAAGGTCATCAGTCTGACTATCGTGTTGTGTACGAGGACAGTGTAGATGAATGTGCAAAAATACTGGTTCCTGACCCTAACTGGATGGCGTGTGCGCTACAGGGCGGTATCCTGCCTCCTGTCGAAGTGTACTGGGAACTAGCAAAAGATGAAGCACAACCAGACTTCAAGAAGCATACGCGTGGCTACCTGTTACATGACACCAAGCCTATTGATGCTATGACCGAAGAACAAGCGATTGAATACTTAATTATGAAAGACTGCCCTGCATCTGTATGGCAGAACTGGAATCAAGGCAACAAACCTAAGATGGTTATATGCCGTAAAGAACAGCTTCCCGGCTCACGTGAGTGGCGCAATGCTTGGAAGATTACTGAAGAACTTAGCGTCACTGATTTAGCAGCCTAAGAGGAGAAACCTAATGGCACAAACATACATCGTAGACAAGGACGGGAATCAGATTGATGCTTCAACTGCAACTGTCCCTGCTGACCGTCACTTCCGTGGTGCATGGTCATTGAGTGGTTCAGTCATCACAGAAGACATGACAGCAGCCAAAACAATCTTTCAAGATAAAATCCGTGAAGTACGTGGTCCACTGCTAGAGGCAGAAGACGTAGTATATATGAAGGCACTTGAAGCTGGTGACAGCGATGCACAGGCGGCATCTGTAACAGCTAAGAATGCCCTGCGTAATGCACCAGCGGCATCTGCAATCACTAACGCTGCTGACATTGCAGCACTCAAGGCAGCTTGGGATACAGACGTACTTGGCGATAGCCCATACGCATAAGGGAGATAGACTGTGGCGTTAACTAAAGTAAACAGAGGTGGGTTAAATACAGGCATTTCTGATTCTAGTGATGCTACAGCTATTACTATTGACTCATCAGAAAACGTATCTCTCACTGGTATTTTAACTACTGGTGCGGGTTCAGTAGGCATGGGACCAGCTTTTTTTGTACATCCTTCAAGTGGGCAGTCAGTATCACAAGCAACTTTTACAAAGGTAGCACTAGGCACGGAAGTTTT